CGCTTACCGCCTTAAGATAAACTCTCAAGGGAGACTGCAAGATGCCAACGCGTGACCGTATGACCGCCGCAATTGTGACGGAAAAATGGGCAGGTAGTCCAGATTATATCATAACTACCAAAGCGCTGGGGCAAAAGCAGACCATCTCGGCGCTAAACAACGCCGGGATGTGGGTGCCGGGAATCCTCCGATTGAATCCAGTCACTATCGAAAAGTGGCTTTCAATTGGACTTCCAGCAAGTATTGTGCCTACAAATTTAAAGTATGGTGCAAATATTTTGCGTGTCGAGGGTGATATAGCATCATGGTTAATGATGTCTATGTCCTCTTGGCAGACCAACATGCCATTTTATGGTAGTTGGGATTCCCAAATGGCGTCGTATTCGCTCGCTAAGGCTTACGCCAAAATGAGCGAGCCGGATTTTGACGCCGGCATGATCCTGGTTGAGCTCGATGAAACAATTCTCGGGCTCTGCCATCCGTTAGACGCACTTCGGAAATACATCCGCAACTTCAACAGATTGCGGAGAAAACGGGAGGCGCCAAAAATGACGGACACTCTTAACATGCTTTCGGGTTCTTGGCTCGAATGGCGATATGGGATAACTCCCTTAATAATCGCTGTTGAGTCGGCCATCAAGCACTTCAAGGACCAATCACGGGCCTTGCAAGGACAAATGTTAAGAAAGAGAGGTAAAGTCGTAAAGGAACTTCCTCAGCCGAACATGGTTTTGGAAAGTTATCCTGGTTATTGCGGCTTTACTGGCAGTATGATGGTTGAAGTGACTAAGAAGACCGTGTCTTCCGTTTACTTCAACTTCACGCAACCAGTCACTTGGCTAGAGCGTTATGGACTAAATATCCTAAATGCTCCGGCTTTGATATGGGAACGTGTGCCTTTGTCTTTCGTGTTGGATTGGTTTCTCGGCGTGGGGTTGTGGTTGCAGTCCTTAAACTTGTCCGATAAACGGACAGTCATAGGATCAAGCACATCCCAGAAAACTACGGTGACTTATCGCCTGCCGGATGTCGAAGTTTACTTCGGTACCAACCGGTATAAATGTGGTTCTTCAGCCGTACTTACGTACGAGCGTCTCGAACGTAAGGTGAACCAAACCCCGCCACTGTTACCAGTGGTGAACCCCGCGTTTCTCTCTTTACAAAGGAGAATCGACGCGGCAACCCTTATTTGGCAACGATTGCCAAAATTCAGGAGGTAGTTATGGGTTTAGCAGCCATAACGATCGCTGACACCGCTACAAGCATGTCAGTAACCGGTGGTACGGTAAAAACGTACACACCAGATGGCCAGACAGTCACCAACGGCATTCATGTCGCGGATAACTCTGTCTCTGATTTCCGAGTCAAACCCCACATCACGTGGAAGAATCGGAACCCTCAGCGTCTTAACGACGGGACTTATGGAAAAGGTAAGAAGGACGTTATTGTGACTGTCCCTTATCTTGATGCATCGACCGGGAAGGTTGAGTTTGCTACTGCGCGTTACTCTTTCGAGTACAATCCGGTTATTCCGGCTGCAACTCTTAAGAACGCGCGGTACTTGCTTGCCCAATGCCTGTACGATGCGGATGCGGAGAATTTCCATGTGTCTGGCGATATTAGCTAGCTATGGTTTCTTCTTCGCGATGCCGGTCATGCATGATGACCATCATCCTACTAACTCTGCTTTGTGCTGTCTTCTTGTTGGGAATGATTCCAACGTTATTTGGAAGATATGTAGAGTCCCTCTCACCTTCCAAGGTGGGTTCAGTTACGGAGAAGATTATCCTAGACCGCCGAGGCGATCTGGCTAATCAATAGTGCGAAGTAACCCCTGATTTAATCACAGGGTAGTGCTTTGTATGTGTTCTGGTTCCCCTTCTGGGGTCATGTAGCTGATAGCTGCAACGACATTCGTCGGAACTAGAGCGTTCACGAACTTCCCATCTAGAGGGTGGGGTCTCCTTCCATGGCATTCCGCCAAGGAGTTGTTGTTATGATAAGTCAAGAAATCCAACTTGACAGAGTGGCATCGGAAGTATTCCGGTGTCTACTGAGGGATTTCCGCCGCGAACAAGGCCCAGATTTCGCTCGGTCAGCTGAAGAAGCTTTCTCGAGTGGAATTAAGGAGTTCAGGGAGTATGAGTGGCCTTCCCTGGGTGTGATTGGAGCAAATCGCTACAAAGCGTGGCTTCAGTTGCAGCACCTTCATAAGCGGTACCGATTCGAACACGATGCGTATACGGATTCGGAACTCGAGGAAAAGACGTATAGGAAATACGTCGAATTCCAAGAGGTTCGGTCTACTTACGCTCCGCGGACACCCCGTCTTCTGCGGGTGTTACGGGAAGCGCGTCTAGTCGCCAGAGAGATCCTCGGCGATATTTCTCTAGATGCGTTTCAACGTGGATGTAAAATCGGAAAGCGTGCCACCTTAGGGAATCCCCGAAATGGTGCTTACATCGACTGTAAGCTCGGGGACCCGAAGGCATTCACGTGTCCAAGCGCACTTCGTCAATGGTTCTTCAAGGACCTAGACAACGATCCGCTGTTAAAAGGGATTGTAAAGGACGTCTTTAAAAGACGCCATACCAGTGGTACCGGTGTGGACCTTAGTGCGGACTACCTCAACCTTGTACTTGTTCCAAAGAGTTGGAAAACCCATAGACCCATAACGCCTCTCTCTTTAGTAGGGTTGTTTTATTCCTACGGAGTTGGGGCTTGTGTGTCTGAGCGGTTGCGTGAGCATGGCTTAGATATTCGGCGACTTCAGAGTCGTCATAAAAAGCTTGCTCGTAGGTATTCTGCGACACGGTCGCATGTCACTGCTGATTTAAGTAGTGCATCTGATTCGTTGCGTTCGGATATCTTAAACGCTGTCCTCCCTCGTGCTTGGTTTACATTAGTCCAAAAGACTTTTGTTAGGCGAGTTAAGATCAATGGTGTGGATTATTACACCGAATCTGTATTGCCTATGGGCAATGGAGCGACTTTTCCAGTCGAAACTCTTGTGTTCTACTGTCTCATAAGAGCAGTAGGCCGCCTCTTGGGGGTCAATGGTACTTACTCGGTTTATGGTGATGATCTCATCTACCCGACGAGTATCCATACTTACGTTTCTGGAATTTTCCAGGATCTAGGTATCGGGGTGAATGGGGATAAAACCTTCGTTCACTCGTACTTCCGAGAGTCCTGCGGTGGTGATTACTACCGAGGATTTGATGTCCGCCCGGCTATGTTGCCCGAGCGGCCGTCACTTCATTTGAATCGCTTGCGTTACTGCCAATATCTTTACAAGGTTCTGAATTCCTTGTTGAGACGTTGGCACGAACTTGAAATCTCCACAACTGTACATTGGTTGTTAAGAGAAATTCTCGCTTATTCTAACGAGATTTTTCAGGTTCCCCCTTTGTTCCCCGATACGGCGGGAGTTCGAGTGTCTGTACCACTTAAATCGTGGTATGTACCCTGGTCCCAACCTCGGTCGTTTTACAAAAACGGCTCGTGTTGGATCTCCTTTAAGTTTATCGGTGAAATTCCTGCCACAGGCAGGCCTGTTATCGACGAGCGTCCTTTTTATTGGGACGTTCTCAGGTCCATCAGCTCTCGTACTCCTGATTGGAGAGCGGGGTTTGGATGGTTTAGAGATCTTGGCCGAGAATCTTTGGTCAATGTCGATACAGGTACTCTTCATCCTAAATGGGTGAAGGGTAGAAGGGTAATGACGTGCGCTTCTCTTGGAGAAAGAGGGGTCAAAAAACAGGGGTGCACAGGCCCAAACTGGGGAAAAGGGTCCCCGGACCTAGTGGAACCGCAGTTGGAGGTCCCCCCAAAAAAAAAAAGAAAAAAAAAAC